CAGGCTGTCGTACAGGTTGTCTTCGATTGCCTCTTCGGTAATCGAAAAACCCAAAGCGATGGTTTCGTGGTTGTAGCGAGTGGTCCATGCCTCTTGCGCGTTGTCGTAAGCGATGGCAGAGCCTTCGTTCTTGACAGGAGCAGCGGAGAAACCAGAGAGTTTGGTTTCTTCTTCAAAGCTACGCTCAGATGTCTCTGTTTCGTAGATTTCTTTGTGCTCTTCGCCGTAGCGGGCATACTCCAAACCGAACAAAGCGTTCAGACCGGGGAGGAGTTCTTTTAATAGTTGTGCGCGTGAAATAGCCATTTAAGTTACTCCTTAAGCGGTTTGAGAGCCAAGCGCTGTGTAATACGAGTGGAAACCAAAGTTGATCTTGCAAAGAACTTCGGTGTACTGCGTAAACACAAGCGTGGAGCCTGCGGGGATTGCGGTTGCGGTAGCAGCAGCGCCGCCAGCGTTAACCACGCCATATTGTGCGTTGACAACAACAGAGGTTGCGCCAGCAGAAGCTGCTGTAGAAACCCAGTTAGCTGTACCAACGTACTGACCGTTAGAGGCCAAGAAGCCAACTTCAGTACCAACTGGCAATGCGTTAGGAATTGCGCTAGTAGTCAAAGTGGTAGTACCGCTTGACCATGTCGCAGTGCCCAAAGCAACAGAAGTGTCTGGAACCATATCAATGATACGGACAGGCAGAGCAGCGGTAGTGGCAGCAGAGCTGGCCAAAATGCCGTTCGACGAGTTACCGGTATTGACGTTACCAGCCAAGTTGGAGATGGCCATGTTTAAACCAACCATAGCGTGTGAAGCGCTACCGATGGTTGTACCACCCTGAGTTGTCACGACAGCAGCTTTGAAGATGGTGTCAGGATCATCAGTCACGATAGCAACAGCATCACCAGCCAAAGTACTTGCTGGCCAGAACTGGCTGAAAGTTTTTTGCTTGGTTACTGGGTTTGTAAAAGAACAACCCAAGAAGATACCAACTTGACCGTAACCAACAGCACCTGTAGCAGCAGTGCCGCCATCAGTAACCGCTAGACGAGTGATAAAGCCTCGTGTAATCGAGACAAAATCGCCGTAAAAAATGTTAGTGGCATAGCCGTACTGGATGTTCACATTACGTGTTGAACCAGCAAAAACCTGTCCACCAATCAAGTTTACGGGTTGTAGGCCGTAGGGGGCCGAAACCGTGGGATAAGCCATTTAAGACTCCTTGAAAAAGTTTATTTTGAACCAGAGCCAAACGAAACTTTTGTCGATTTTTCTGAAAATTTCGACATCCGTGGACCGTTGTCTCTCATAAAGTTGTTATCCACAGACTCCATCTGAGATTTGTTTTGATTGGCGTAGTAGTCTTCACGCTGTTTCAAAAACTCAGTTGGAATTTTGCAGAGTACCAACCCGCCTACCTCAATGTTGCCCTTAAAGCGACCTTCGGTAGTAGCGTGCATCATTAACTCGGGATACTCTTCTGCTTTGCAGGGTTCATATCCCTCTCTTAACTTAGAAGAGATGTTGGCGGCATCGGCTGAACCCATCATGCTGGTGCGAACCCAGCGGTGTGTTACACCATCGCGTGGGTCCGGAGACGGTAAAGTCTCTGGCGGACGCCAAGCCATCTGACGAGCAGCAACTGCGCGACTATCTTGTTCGCGTGGTTTACGATTTTGTGCCTGATCCATTTATTCACCTCTTTTAAGTAATGCAACCTGTTTCGCGTATTGTTCTGGCGTAATCCCCAGTTTGCGAGCTAACGCAACTTGGGACTCTTTCAGTTTTACGCGGTTCGGCGGAGTGCTTCGTGAGGCCGGAGCCACAGGGGAAGCGTTAGTTTTTGCACGGCGGGGAGTTTCCTCTTCAGCCGGTTCATCTTCTTCATTGCTCTGAATTTCAAAGTATTCAGGAAACCTTTTGCGCATTTGTTTATCGATAGTTTCGAAATAATCTTTACTACCAATGTAGTCCGAACCATACTCTCTAGCGAGCTTTTTGTCAAGGCCCATTGCAGACATAGTCATTTCTTCGTCTTTTCCAAACCAGTCCTTGTTTTGATCCACCCATTGTTGGGTGCGACGTGACGGGGCTGGCTGGCTTACTGGCGGCGCTTCTCTGAAATTATCTTCAATTTCAACAGGCCTCATAGCGGCTACACGCTCTGATTTCATGGTTGCGCGGGCAATTTCTTCCTGCGCTGTAGCCAAAGCCTCGGAATCACCGGCTTCAAAAGCCTCCTTTAAACGGCGTTTTGCTGAATCCAGCTCCGTTTGAACAACGCTTTTCGACGTTTCGATGTACGCTTCGCTGCCAGTTTTTAGTTGGGATTTGAGGCGTTTGTTCTCTTCGTAGACATGCCTTGCAAAATCTTCTGCCGCTACGCGCTCCCGCTCGGCTGCTTCTTTTGCTCGCCGCTCATCGTGGTATCCACGGGTGAACTTTTTGATTCTGGCTTGAACTCGTTCGTCATAGGAAGCAAGTTCTTCGTCAGTTGGGTCGTCTGGGGGTGGCGCGGCCTTGCGACCACGATCCTCTGGAGGGGTGTCATCTTCAATTTCTAACTCAAATTTTTCGTCTGAATCAGCTTTTTGGGACTGTTTGGCTTCGATTTCGTCAGGAAATTCAAAGTTTTCTTGGTTTTCATTCATGTTTAACTCCTTTTATGCAGCGCGGGTGATGCCACGCGGGTCTTGCACGGTTCCTTCGACCGAATCATCATTGATCATCCGGAACTCACGACCGTGGATTTTCAAGCGGGTGCCTGAATTGGGGCGGACGATGACAAAGTCACCTGCCTTGCAGCGCGGACCACTAGGGAAGCGCGTTTTGTCTGTGTAAGCCTCGGGCCCAGCCTTGACAACAAACAGGACTGGGGTCAGCACCTCTTCGTAATGCATGGATTGGCCGGCTTTAATGATCCCAACCTCGCTTTCTGCGTACTCTTCCATTGCCTCTGGGACAACACAAAGCAGCATAAAACCAGATGGATCAGGCAACTGTTTGGCCTTCTCTTCGTTACTAGCATTCAAAATGCCAGAGAGGTCTACAGCGGAAACATCAAATTCACTCATTCTTTCTCCAGTTTTTGCACAAGGTCGTTGATGACTTGATCTGTAAGGTTTAGACCTCGGATTACCCCACAAATTTTTTTGTATTCGTCATACGTTTCCGCACGACTGGCAGCGAGAAACGAAACCTGTTCCTCGCGGATTTTTGCAATCTCTCTCTGGAGATGGGCTAATAACTGTATGTCAGTGCTCACTTACTTTCCTTTGATTGACGTTTTTGAGTTTGCATTTGTGCGCGGTGTTTAGCAGCGTCCATACCCATGCGCATACCTTCGGTTTCTTGTTGTTTGTTCAATTGATCGCGTTTAGCTGCTGCGTTAGCGGCCACTTGCATGGCTGCAATTTCTTTCTGGGACGCAATGCGAGCTTTTTCAATTTCAAGTTGGTCTGCTTTTGCAGCCGCGTCAAGTTGTTGTTTTTGCTGCTTGAGTTGGAACTCTTGCATCTTGAGCTGGAGCTCTTGTTGTTGCATTTGAACAACAGGGTCTTGCATTTGTTGCTGTGCCTGCTGTTGCTGCGCTTGCTGTTTATCCCGCTGGAGGATTTGCTGCGTAGCTGCGGCGGCGCGTATAGCGATTTGATCTGCCACGTCGGTAGGTACATTGGCCCTTTTTTCGCCTTTCTCCTCTTCGGCAGGCAGTGCGAAACCCATAGCCTCTTCGACTTGTCGGCGATATTCCAGAGCAATATGTTCGTTGATGTGAGCCATAGCAGCGGCCATGATGGCCTGAGCTTGTGGGTTCATTTGCATCAACTGTTGAATCTTTGGATTCTGAATCGCTGACATGTGAACTTGGATGTGGGCTTCGTGGTTTTGTTCCACAAAAGCCTTGACGGGCTTTCCGGTCAGGATGTCTTGGTTTTCCCTAATAGGGTCAACGGGTGTCATGTCCTCTTCAATTGGCACAAGTTTGTTGGCGTTTTTGACGCCTAGCACTTCAATCATTTGGCGGTGCAGCATAGGCATGTCGTAGTATTGAGGTGCGCTTTGTGCCAACTGGAACACGGCCTGATACTGAACGATCTTTTGTGCCATCGTGGCGGCGTTTGGATCGCTGCATGGGATGACATCCACCAAGTCGTAGTCAGAGCGCTTGACTGAGCGGCCACCTTCTTCGGGTACGTAGTCGTATTCATCGGGCGTGTAGTCAGCAATGATGACCTTCAAGAGTTTGAACTCTTGTTTCATGCTGTAGTGCATACGGGCCTGAACCGCGCCGATCACTTTCAATGTGCGCTCTAGGATAGCCAGCGTCGAGCCTACGGGAGCTTGTGCGGACATGTCAGAGACATTCATGTCGCCTGACGAGGCAAAAGCGCGGCCTTCTTCTACGATCTGCTGGAACAACGTAAACAAAACCTGACTAGGTTCTTTGTAAGGCAGCGGTAAGATGTTGTCGCGGATAGAGCCGCTTGGGACATCTACGTCTCGGAATTCACCGGGCTGGATTGGGGTGTCGTCGCCTTTAATGCGCAGACCACGGGACTTCAAGCCGCCGGGAAGATTGGATAGTGTGCCCGCATCTACCAGTTGACGGATCAACATTGTGGCGGACTTGGCATATCCACCGATCAGATGGATCAAACCGTAGCCGTAAAAGCCAAAGCCGGGAATGTATTGGTAGTGAACAAAGTGCTGGCGCTTGAGCTGGAGCTCATCTTCTTCGTACCAGTTACGGCGGATGGCCAAAATTTGTTTTGAGCCCTTTTCCACTGTAACGATGTACGGGAGTGCAATACCAGTGGGCTCGCCCTTTTTGTCTTTGTGTTAAAAGCCTGA